CGGGCGGTCAGAGCCGCCAGCAGACAGCAGCCTATGGTCTGCACCCTTTCCTCCCCATCGAAGCCTCCCAGGACGCTGTGCGCAGCCTGCTCGGGGTCGCTTCGGACGAGCTGCCTGACGACGACATCGAGCTGGTCCCCGCTTACTACGACCTGGTGGCCGACAACGGTGACGCGTTCAAGAACGCGTTCACGACCGGCAACCGGCAACGACAGCAGGCGAACCGGGCACTCGCGCTGCGCGCGGCGCTCGACGCCCTGCCCTCGTTGCAGCTGCGCGTATTCCAGGCGCGCACGAGCGAGAACAACTCCTTCGGTCGTTTCCAGACCGTTGACTTCCAGCAGTTGCGCGCTGACCTCACGGACCAGCTCGCCGCGGCCCTGAACATTGCAGTCGCCTCGACAGTGGCGGTCTCTGTGCCGACGCTGTTCGTGGTGTCCACTCCAACCGACCCGGTGACGAACACCTAATGTCCGCGCTCCCGTCTCTCACACGCGTCCTGATCAACCTGACGCGAGGCAACTCCAAGGTCTACGGCATCGTCAACCTGCCGAAAGGCAGCGCGACCGGCGCCCTGGACTTCAGCCCTGTCGCAAAGACGTTGCTGACGCGCCGAGGATCGATCGCGGAGCCCGGCGACACGGTCCTCGACCTGGGCGATCGCTACGTGCTCGGATACTTCAGCACGGGCGTGAACGACAGCATCTTCCGGATGTTCCGCACACCAAACACGGGTGTCGTGACGCGCATGCTGACCGGCAAAGACCCGGTGACCCAGCTCGACCGTGCGGGCCGACCGACGACCGTGGGCCTGTGCTCGTTCGACCGAAGCACCACCGGCATGACGGCCGACTTCGGCGGGCACAAGCGCCGCAGCTATCGGATCATCACGGGCTTCCCGCTGGAGATCAACGACATGCTTGGGGATCTCAAGATCACTGCCGTTCGCAGTGAGCAAGGCGTGACGATCGCAGAGGCTGAATAATGCCGACCCTCCAACAGACCTGGTCTGAACTGGAGGCCTACGTCGAGCAGATCTTCTTTTCTCAGCTCACGGACAAGGTCGCCGGCTACGCCGACGATCTCGCCCAGCAGATCGAAAAGGACATCAACTCCGCGCTGAACACGTTCTTCAAAGACCTGGCTGGCATGATCCAGCCGGGGCTTAACGCCATGCCCGACGAGCTTCAGCTCTACTCGAACGGCTCGTGGCCCGAGCTGAGCGAGCGCTACTACTACTGGAAGAACCCGTCTAACAAGGGTCGCCAGCACGAGAGCAGCGACTTCTTCATGCTGAGCGAGCTGCCGCGCATCAAGCGCAACTCGACGAAGTCCAAGCAGCAGTGGCGTCAGAAGAGAGTCAAGACCCTCAAAGAGCTGAAGGCTAACCCGAGCTTGCGCATGCGCCTCGCCAAGCTCGCCAACCCGAGCGCCTACTACGGGAAGGTGGCCGTCACCATCGAGTCGCACACGAAGGTCAACCGGGGTGGCCGTCGCCAGTACAAGGCCGGCACCTTCCGCCAGGGCGTCAACGTGGGCGGGCAGACCATCAAGTCGGCGAGCGACTACGTGACGTTGACTGTGAACTGGCTCCCGGCGATCAGTGGCCTGGACCCTGACCGGCGCGGCGTCACCGAGAACCCTCAACCGCGCAGCGAAGCGCAAGGCCTCCAGCAGCTCCCGGAGGACGTGAAGACCAAGCTGCTCAACCACGAGCACAACGAGATGGGCACGGCATATCGCCCGCTGCTCGGCCCGTACATGCTGTGGTATCAGGACACGGTGATCCGCAGGATCGTCAAGTCCGCGATCTCCACCTATGGACCAACGTAATGATCACGACCAACGCCTACGGCGACCACCTGTCCAGCCTGCTCAAATTCTGTGGGGACTTCGCAGAAGAGATCAACGTGCCGGGGCAACCCAAGTTCCAGACCGTCTACCTCGACGCGTACGAGGACTATGAATCGCTGCCGGCCGGGTCTCTGATCGGCGTCGCGGGCTATACGATCGGCATCGACGAGCACCTGGCCCACGTCACGCTGATGATCGGCCTGGCGACCGAGAACGATGCGAACGAGTTCCGCTTGACTGCTGCAATGGGGAAGTTGCTCAATCGTCTGCTGCCCACCAAGCGGATCGACGTGGTCGATTCGGAGACTGGTGAGCAGCTAGGTCAGATGACAATTGAAAACGGCATCAGAACGATGCCGTCGAGTGGGGCGATGGGAAGAGCCATGAAGTATGTCGCTTTCACGGCGTCGTCCGATGTTACCGTGGACCTGAGTTCGTGAGCGAGCGGATCAACTCGACATCGGACTTCGTGCCTGCGTCGAGACCCGCTTCGATCAACGTGATCAGCTCCGCATTCTTGGTGCGCCGGTTGACCTTTGCACGCGCAATAACCTGCTCGTGAACTTCGGGGGGGAGTCGCAACGTTGATGCGACCATATCTTGAACGTCCATACCTGGTTCTCCTTTAAACCAATAAAAACCTTTGATTCGCGACGGTAGCACACGTAGCATCCGTGCTACCAGAATTTTCAACCGGAGAACTAACGATGGCTGGTGAAGCAAAGTCAAATAAGTTCATGCTTGGCGCGGCCACCGTGATGATCGGCCCGCAAGCAGAGCTGTTCAACCTGAACCCCGACGAACACTCGATCGGTCTCGTCAAGAACTTCTCGATCAGCGGACAGCCGGCATACACCGAACTGACGCAGGGCGTGAAGAACTCGGTGGTGTATTCGGTCATGACCGGCAACCCGGTCACGGCGACGATGGAAGTCTACGAGCACACGTCGAAGAACCTGGCCTACGGCCTGGGTCTGGACGGCTCCGCGATGGACCCGATCGCAACGAAGACCACGACCAACGCGGATGTCCCGGCGAGCGTGGCCGGCACGAAGTTGATCCCGCTCGCCTCGGTGACGGACCTGGTGGAAGGCGACTGGATTCAGGCAGCAGCCCCCGGCACGACCGACAAGCTGCTGGTCGCTCGCGTGACGGATGTCGATGCGGTCGCGAAGACGGTCACGATCGCCGACGAGCAGTCGTTCTCGTACGCTCTGCCGATCGGCACGACTGTGCAGAAGGTCAACGTGGTCGGTATCGGCTCGAAGTCGGATCAGCCGTTCCTGTCGGCCAAGATCGTCGGCAACCTCGCGGACGGCACGCCGGTCGCGCTGCTGATCCCGAAGATCCGCATCACGGGTGGCTTCACGCTGGCGTTCAAGACGGACTCGTTCGGCAACCTGCCGTACAAGTTCCAGCCGTATGACCTGGTCTCCGCCGACCCGTTCTACGACACCTTCCTGCCGTTCGGCCAGGCGATGCTCGCCGCAGCGAACTAAGGTTCTTCGCGGTACTAAAAAGTTCCTTGCTGCACCAAGCCTCACGACTGTAAAGTCGTGAGGCTTTTTCTTTGGATACCACCACCACTATGACCGAACAGCAAAAACGCAAAGCGCCAGAGCCGCGCTTCAAAGTCAAGGTCAACGGCGAAGAGCAAACGCTCTTCATGTCGTTCGGCTTGCTCAACGAGATCTGCCGCGCGATCGGTGGCCTCGAAGCCGCCATCCAGATCCCGGTCGACAACGAGCTGCGCGACTACGCGCTGCTGGCCGTGCTGTCGAAGCGCGATGAAGAAGGCGCGGTTGCCGAAGGCGGGGCGATCAACCTACGCACGCTGGACATGACGACCGACGACGCCGAAGAGCTGCTGGCCTGGATCACCGATCACGTCACCGATTTTTTTCTGAGGACGATGGAGAGAGTCGTCACGGGGCAGAAGAAGAACGCGGATCGGTTCAAGGCTCTGGCAAAAAGCAAGCCGGAAAGCTCACCGCCTACACCGACTGGTTCCGCGGCCTGAGTTTTATCGAGGGGCTGTGCTGGGCGTTCGACACGGTCCCCTCCGCGACGGCCGGAATTATCTGGAAGTACACGCGCGAGGACATTAAAATTCGCACACGCTTGCGCTTGGGTGAAACCCAGGCGCAGCACATGCAGGAATATCAGACGTTCGCTACCCTTCTCTCCGGAGTCCTCGGCACAAAAGAAGACGACTCAACTCCCGAATCGGACGAGTCATCTTCAGGAGTACCCAGTAACTTCGCGGATGCGCAGCGTCAACTCGCAGCAGTCTTCGGGAAATCTTAGGCATGGCCAATCAAGAGCAGGTAAAGAACTTTGAAGTGGGTCTCGGCCTCACTGAAGACACCCTTCGTCAGTATTCGCAGCTGAAGGATGTCCTTGGTGTCATCTATGGTCAGCTGACCAAGGTGAAGCAGGCTGCTGCCGAGATCCAGATCAGCGGCGTCGGCGCACGCGGACCCAATGACCCTGCTCTTTCCCAGCAGCTCGCTGCCCTGCAGGCCGAGCTGCGCACCCTCCTTGGCTCCATCCGCTCCGGTGGCCCGAACGCTCAGCTGAACTCAGCCATCATCTCTGGCCAGCAGCAGCAGAAGCAGTTCTCAGACGGTCGCCTCGACCTCGAATCGGCTCGCGTCGCAAACGCGCAAGCTGAGCGTCGCGTGATGCTCGCCAAGCAGGAAAACATCGCTGCTGAAGCGAAACGCCAATACAACGCCGAAGAGATCGGCATGACGCGCGAGATCGAGCAGGCAACGCTGCGCGTTGCTGCCGCGCAGCGCGCGCTCACGCAAGCCAGGCTCGAGGAGGACACCATCGCGGAAGGCGCGTCCAAGCGCGCTATCCGCGATTCGCAACAGCGTCTGCAACAGATCCGTGAGGAGCTGGAGCTGCGTGAGCGCGGCGCCCGCGTGCGCCTCGGCAACTCGCTCGACAGTGGCACTGACGCATCGAGCGCACAGGCCCAGCTCAAGGCCGTGCAGGAAGCGCGCGCATCGCTCTCGGACTCCATCCGCAACGCAGCCGGTGCGATCCGTACAGCCGAAAACGAAGCGAACCGCGCTACCGCCCAGAAGGCCGCGCCGGTCAGCACCGCGCATTCCGCCGCGCTCCGTGAGGACCGCACTCGGGACTATCAGTCCCAGCTCAGCGAAGCCGATGTCGGCCCACCCGTTGATCTCTACTACAAGGAGCTTCAGCGTCAGGCGCGCGCACGCGAGGCTGCGGCTGAGAAGGCGCAGGCTGAAGAGCGCGCCGCGTTCGAACGCATCCAGAGCCAGATCCGGCCGGCACAGGTCGAAGACCGTCGCCGTCAGCAGGAGGCTGAAGAGCTGGCCGCGCAGATCGGCCCGCCCGTTGACCTCTTCTACAAGGAACTTCAACGCCGCTCGCGTGAGCTGACCGCTGCTGCCCAAAAGGCCAAGCAGCTGGAGCAGGCCGAGTTCAACCGGCAACAGAGCCAGATCCGTCCCGCGCAGCTGGAAGACCGTAAGCGTCAGGATCAAGCCGAGCAGATGGCCGCTCAGATCGGCCCGCCTGTCGAGCTGTTTTATGCCGAGCTTCAGAAGCGCGTGAAGGAGCTGGACGCTGCTCGCGTGAAGGCTGAGCAGGAGATGCAGAAGCAGCAGGAGGCGTTCAACAAGGCCGGTGCGAAGTACGGGCCTGACCGCAACCAGCTCCTGAAACTGCGCGACGCGCAGATGGCCAAGGAGCAGCAACAGCAGGAGTCGAACTCCGACATCCGCCAGCGCCGACACGACCTGACGCTCGGCGACGGCGGCGCTTCGATCGCCATGACGCAGGCCGCGCTGACCACGAACTACTTCGTGACGCAGGGCATCGTGCAGGCGTTCAAGTCGGCCATCCAGTTCACGGTCGAATACGAGGAAGCTCTCGCCCACCTGAAGACGATCGCTGGTGCGACCGAAGGCCAGCTCGGGGATCTGCGCGCCACGGTCGAAGGTGTGTCGAACGTGACGCGCTACGGCGCGGTGGATCTGACGAAAGCCGCAGCGGCCCTGTCGGAAACAGGCGTCACAGTGAGCCAGATGGGTGTCGCCCTCAAGGGCGTCGCCGACCTGGCCACGGCCACGGGCGAAGACTTCAACAAGACGGTAGACACCGTCACGGGCGCGCTCGGCGCGTTCAAGCTGTCGGCCACCGACACGGTCGACATCACGAACATGATCGCCCAGGCGGTCAACTCGTCGCGCCTGACGATGGACAAGCTGAAAACGTCCATCGAAACGGCCGGGGAAACCGCCAGCGAAGCCGGCGTCTCGTTCAAGGAAATGCTGGCCGCGAACGTGGCCATCACGAACACTGGCACGGCCTCGGGCGCGACGCTCGGGGGCGGGCTGCGCTCGCTCCTCACGGACCTTGAAAAGCCAAGCGACAAGTTCAAGGCCACGCTCGAACGCGTCGGCCTGACCGAAGACGACATCAACGTCAAGACGCAAGGCCTGTATGGCGCGATGTCCAACCTGCACGACGCCGGCTTCGATGCTGCTGACGCGATGCAGTCGTTCGATGCGCGCGCCGCGTCGGCTTTCACCGCCCTCTCTGGCAACCTGAAGGCCTTCGCGGAGTTCGAGACGGGCCTGAACTCGACGGACGCCGCGGCGCGCGCCAACGCCGACCAGATGAAGACGCTGGGGGCGCAGTACGACCGCTTCAAGAACCAGACCAGCCTGCTGGTCGGTGAAGGCTTTAAGCCCCTGCTGGACGGCTTCAAAAGCGTCGTGTCGCTTACGGCGGATGCCGAAACCAGCATCCGCAGCATGAGCTTTGCAGTAGAAGCGGCCGGCACCGTCCTGGGAGGCGCTACGATCGCCCTGGGCACCCAGTACGTAGGCAAGCTCGGGGGCGGGCTTATCGGCCTCGCCACGGGCGGTTTCGCGGCTGCTGAGGGCATGGCTGCTATCGGGGCTTCGCTCGGCCTCTGGGTCGGGGTCGCGGCGGCTGCGGCGGCTGGTGTAGCGTTCCTGATCAACCGGCTCGGGGATTCGAAGAAGGCCTTCGAAGACCAGATGACCGCCGTCAATACGGCCAAGGACACGCTCACCGAGTCGAAGCAAGCCTACGACAGCATCGGTACGACAATTGAAACACTCACGGACAAGATGGATGCGCTCAACAAGCATCCGGAGATGCTGAAGCGCGAGATCGATGATGTGGGTAAGCAATTCGAGAAGTACGGCGAGCAGCTGGACAAGAGCGCGATCCAGAAGACCGAAGACCTGATCACGGTCCTCAAGAAGCTGCACGACCAGCTCGGCCAGAAGTACGAGCTGAGCACGGTCATGCTCGGCCAGCAGCTTGACCTGATGACGGTGCAGGCCCAGCAAAAGGTGCAGGAGACGAACTCGCAGTTCGGTCGCAACGCCTTCAACGGCGCAACCGACAAGGTCGACCGCGTGCGCCCTGCGAGAAGCACGGAATACGTGGAAGGCACGGTCGGTGGCCTGGCAGGAGATGACTCGACGTACAGCCTCCTACCCAATGGCAAGCAGTCCAAGGGCTTCGCGGATCTCGGCACAGGCCTGAACAGCGCCAACCTGGCGCCGTTCGTCCAGCTGCTCGGGGACGTAGGCGTCAAGGAACTCGACAAGGTCACGGCGGGCTTCAAGGCAGCGCTCGATCCGAACGCAACGGCAGACGTAGGCAACGACCCGGAGAAAGCACAGGCATACCTGAACCTGCTGGGCCAGGCCAATACCGGCCTGACCGCTGCACAGATCAAGCTCGGGCAGCAGCGCAACGCAGTCGGCACGGACGACGCGACCAAGGCGCGCATCGACGCACTGGTACAGATCTTCGGCAACGCAGCAGAACAGCTGAAGAAGTCTGTCGAGGCGGGGCAAACCCTGGCTGGAAACCTCAGCCAGAAGGCAGTCACGTCTGCGGATGTTGCAAACATCCAGTATGAGAACAACAACCCTGGCGCCGTCGCACGTCGCACCGAGATCGAGAAGATCATCCAGCGCTCGGTCGGGTTGCGCACGGCTGGTTTCAGTAGCAACCGGGACATCGACGATATCTGGGCCGCGCAGATCCAGGCGGAGAGCCGGGGCAAACAGTTCGACGCCAACGGCAGGACACTGACCTCCAGCAAGGGCGCGATGGGCGTCGCTCAAGTCCGTCTTTCGACCGGGCCTGAAGCTGCACGTCTGGCGGGTGAGGACTGGAACGAGAACAAGTTCCGAAACGATGCAGCCTACAACGAGAAGCTGGGCAAGGCCTACATGTCGCACATGCTCGACCTGTATGGCGGAAACAACACGCTCGCACTGGCGGGTTACAACTGGGGTCAGGGCAACGTCAACAATCTGCTCAAGCAGAAGAACCCCGATAAAACGACGAACGACTTCCGCGTCCTGTCGAACAACCTGACCGAATCCGACTTCATCGACAAACTGCCTCCTGAGACTCAGCGCTACATCGCGCGTATCGGCGGAAGCGGTGCAGGTAACGTAGGCCGTTTCGAGCGACTGAACAGCAACATCGGCGTTGCGTCGCAAGTGCGTGACCTGAACGACCTGGTCCAGAGCCTGACCGCACAACGCGACGCGAACAAGGGCAACGCTCCGGAAGTCGCATCGATCGAGAAGCAGATCGTCGCTGCCAAGACGGAGCTGGCAGCATGGGAAAAGAAGTTCGACGACGCTCGCGTTTCCGCCGCACCGGCTCTGAAGAAAGCGTCCTCAGCCGACGAGGCTGCGCTGAACGCTCGGGTCAAGGCGCTTGACGCCCAAGCCGGCAACTCGCGCAACATCGACGAAGTACAGGAGATCGGCAAGCAGGCCGATGACACGATCGCGGCAGTGTATGGACGCAAGATCGACACGCTTCGCGCGATCAGCCCGAAGGTCAAGACGGCAGATGGCACGCTCGACTACACGTCTGAAGTGCGTCAGCAGATCGAATCGCTCCAAAACGAGCGTGACGAAAAGCTGAAGGCGCAGGACGAGGCGATCAAGAAGCACATCACGTCGATCAAGGATGCGCTGGACAAGGCCGAGCTGAAGAAGAACCTCGAAGCCGAAGCTCAGACGTTCAAGGACGAGATGTCGGACCTGAAGCAGCGTCAAGCTACGGAGTCTACGGCACACAGCATCTCTCTGAAGCAGGCTGCACAGCCCCTGAAGAACGACCAGTCGCAAGCCTCGTATATGTCGGATCCGCGCTATTCCGCGCGCTTCAGCCAGGTACAACGCACTGCCCTGTCGTTCCAGACGGCTGCTGATAGCGATCTGAAGGATCAAGCCACGCTGGCCGAGGACCGTCGCCACCAACTGCAACTACAAGCTGAGGAAGAACAGGCAAAGGCTGCGTTCTCGCGCACTGGTTCCAAGTTGACGGATCGGCAGGACGCGCTGGCTCAGTCGAGCGACGACAAGGAGCAGGCGCGGGTTCAGCAGCAGATCAACCAGCTGCTCGACGAACAACGCACTCAGGAAGAGAAGGTCACGGCAGCATCCGACAAGCGCAAGAAGAACGCCGAAGACATCCTGGAGCTGGAAGAGAAGATCAAGTCCAAGAACGCCGCCCCGATGGGGCTGATGGACGGCATCAACGCAGCGAACGCGAACTTCCTGCAACAGCACGACCTGATGGCCAACGCGATCGACGGCTACAACAGCCTGCTCGGCTCGGCGACGAACTCGTTCGCGCAGTTCTTCGACGACATCGTAACCGGCTCGAAGTCCGCAGGTCAGGCGATCGGCGACTTCGCACGGTCGTTCCTGAAGGCGATGTTGCAGATCCTCGAACAACAGGCCGCGCTCGCCACGGTGAAGGCGATCATCTCCGCGTTCGGCGGCGCCTTCGGGCCGTCAGCCACCCCCGCAGCTGGCTCTGGCTCGGCCCCGGTGGCAACCGGGGGCTTCGACTCAGCCGGCACGGCCTTCGCTATTCAGGGCGGCTCGGTCGGTAACGGCATCGTGACGCGCGGCGGGGGCTTCACCCGCTTCGCGGGCGGCGGCTCGGTCAACGGCTCGATGACGACCCGTGACTCGGTCAACGCCCTGCTGAAACCCGGTGAGTACGTGCTGAACTCGGATGCAACCGACATGGTTGGTACGGACTTCCTCGACGGCCTCAACTCGAAGGGCAACCGGATGATCTCGAAGAGCACCCCGGCTCCGCTGCCGAAGCGCGACACAAAGCCCTCCTTCACGAACGTCTGGGTCGTGGCACCGGACCAGAAGCCGCAGATGGGGCCGAGCGACGTGGTCGCCATCATGAGCGACGACATCATGCGCGGCGGCACCACGAAGCAACTGATCAAGCAAGTAGCGATGGGACAATAAATGACCGCAACACTCCCGACCTTCGAGTTCCCGAACCATATGGTTCGGGAGACCTACCCAGACCCCGGCACGACGCTCCAATTGGGGAACTCGTACCGCTTCGCGACGCCGCCGACCTCGCCGGATCAGCGGGTCTTCACCTTGAGTTTCCAGTCAACCTGGCGCGGTATCAAAGCGGACGGCACGATGGACGCCGACACGTTCTACGACAACAACGCCGCGCGTCTGCTCCAGTTCTACGAGGCGCACAAACTGCACAAGACCTTCCAGTACAAGCACAACTGGCTGGGGATGCTTAACGTGCGCTTCAACAAGCCTCTGGAACTTCCAAACCCCATCAAGGGCGGGGATGGCTGGACTGAAGACTTCAGCGTCGAATTCATCGAGATGCCATGATCGACAACCTACCAGCTTCGCATATTGCGGAGGCGTATGAGCTTGATGCCGACGCCAAGGTTGATCTGTTCAAGATCGCGCTAAACCAACTGTCTGGAAGCACGATCGTCGGCATGACATCGAGAAAGGACGTGGTCTGGCAGGGAATGACTTTCGAGTCAATCCCGATCTCCCTTTCGGGCGAGGGTGTCAACACGACCGGCGAGTGGAAACGGCCGAAGCTCACTATCGCCAACCCTGACGGCATCTGGTCAGCTTTCATTGCGCAGGGAAAGATGGACGGCGCGCAGATCACTCGCTTCCGCGTGTCCCTCAACGACCTCAACGCCAACGCAGCGATCTACCAGATGAACATCTGGCGAGTATCGAAGCCGCTGTCAGTGAACAAACAGATGGCTGTGTTCGAGCTGCGGTCACCCCTCGATGGTCAGCAGTTCCTGCTCCCTGGTCGAGCCTTCTACCCCCCGGAGTATCCGCATGTCTCTCTATGACAAGTTCACAAAAGGCTATGAGGACATTCCGTACGTGGTCGGCAAGGACGACTGCTACGGTCTCGTGCGGCGTTGGCTGAAAGACAAGTTCGAGCTGAACCTGACGAACTACGCGCGCCCCTTCGGCTTCGATGACCAAGGTCTCAACCTGCTGACGGACTTCTTCAGCCGGGAAGGTTTTCAGATTGTCAGCGTCCCCACCAACAAGTTGGAGATAGGTGATCTTCTGCTGATGCGCCTGGCTAATCGTAGCGGCTATGCCAACCACATCGGCATCTATGTTGGCAACGGGTATCTGCTTCACCACCTGTTCGCGGCTAAGTCGAAAGCCGACCCGCTTTCCAAGCAATGGACCTCTCGCATCATTGATGTCATCCGGCATCCGGACGTGACTGAGAAGAACAAAGAGTTGATCGAGAAAGTCGATCTGATGAACTTCCTGCCCCCGCACTTGAAGGCACGATATGAACGACTTGCTGCTGGCACATTGGAATCCGCAAGCTGAGCGCTGTGGCTTCGTGCTTAACGACGACACCATCGTTGAGTGTCCTAACGTTCACGAGAACCCTGAGAAATTCTTTGAAATCAGCCTTGAGTCCATCGGACAATACCGGGACCGCGTGGTCGCCACCTGGCACACGCACCCTACGACCGGGCCGAATCTATCGGCTGAGGACTACCGAGCATTCCAGAACTACCCCGAGTGGTTTCACTACATCATCAGTGAACGCGAGGTCTGGTGCTATTACGTCCGCAACAAGGCGGTGATTCTCGTCGATGAAAACGATCTATCTGCATGGCTCCCTGACGGAGCGACACCCTGAGCCGATCCGCGTCCATGCCACAACGGTCGCGGAGGCGCTGACGTACCTGAAGCAACTCCCAGGCTTCGACGTGGAAAATCCCGTGCCGATCAAGGTCAAGGGGTTTGAATGCCGGGACGCGATCTTCGCCGCGACCGACGAGACAGAACTGCACATCTACCCCGCGCTCTCCGGCGCGGGTGGTAACGGGGGCATGCTCCAAACGATCATCGGCGCGGTCATTTTCGTCGTGGGTATCGTCGTGGGCGTGCTGACCTCGTGGACCGGCGTTGGTGGCGCAGCCGGCTTCAGCATGGCGATGTCTGGCGCAATGATGATGCTTGGGGGCATTCTCGCCATGCTTGCGCCGACACCCAAGGCCGGCAACGCCGGCAGTCAGTCGCTGTATATCCCGTCGAACCAGAACACCACAAAGATCGGCACCCGAATACCGCTGCTGTATGGTCGCATCCGCCACTTTGGCCACTACCTGTCGTTCAACGTTGACGCGCGCAAGCTAGACGACAGCAAGATGAACCTCGCCGGCTACTGCTCCGGCAAGACCGACTCGAATGGCGTCCGCTACTCCTACGGCACAACCTGCCTGATCGCCTGATGAAACTTGACAAGGACACCCAAGGCCTGCGCGGCGCGGGCGGCGGCTCAAGCGGCCCGCACCGCACCGACGACAACCTCTTCTCGCGAGACGTGGTCGAGATGGTGCTCGCGCTCGGCGAAGGTCCGATCCGCGGCCTCACGAACGGCATGAAGTCGTTTTATGTAGGAGGCACGCCGCTTCAATCCGAAGACGGCTCGGTCAACTTCGAGTCGTTCAACCTCGGGGTCATGCGCGGCCACGTTGGTGACCCGCCTGTCAACTACCAGCTCGGCGGCGAAACCTCGAACACCGCCGTTGGCGTGCGACTGTTCCAGGGCACTTGGGTCACGCGCCAGACCGACAGCTCACTGGTCAATGTCGTCGACCAGCTCCAGGTGCGGATCCAGTTCTCCCAGCTGTACGTGCAGAACAACGATGGCTCGTACAACAACACGGCGCAGTTCGACATCCAGTATCGGCAGTCGTCGAGCAACGGGGCGTGGGCCGCGTACAGCGGAAACACCGTATCCGTTGAGGGCAAGACCTCGGCAGGCTACGTGGTCGACTACTGCTGGGATGTACCGCGCGTCAACGACACTTGGGACATCCGCGTCCGCAAACTCAATCCGGATAGCTCGAACACCGACTTCTGTGACTTGAGCTGGGAAAGTTTCCAGATGGTCACGAAGGGCAACCGGACGTACGACCGTGTCGCCCTCATGCACCTGGTCGCCCTGGCCACGAGTCAGTTCACGTCGATCCCGGACTTCGGCGTGGACGTGGATGGCCTTGAGATCCTGATCCCGACGAACTACAACGGTGACACCCATACCTACGACCTGTCGGTCCCGACCTGGGATGGCTCGTTCAAGCAGGCATGGTGCAACAACCCGGCGTGGATTCTGTACGACCTTTTGATGAACCCAAGCTACGGCTTGAGGAAATACTACCCGTGGTTGACGTGCAACCGCTTCGACTTCTACGACGCGGCGCAGTGGTGTGACACACCTGTTCCTGACGGCAGAGGGGGCACGCAGCCTCGCTACACGTTCAACATGGCGATCAAGGACCAGCAGTCCGGTCTCGACATGCTGCAATACGTGGCAGGCTCCTTCGGCGCGGTGATCTTCGATGACGCCACGGGCAGCGTCCATCTTCGCGTGGATAAGTGGGAAGAGCCGCAGCTGCTCTTCAGTCCCGAGAACGTGACGCCGGATGGCTTCACGTACACGTACACGGACATGACAACCCGGTACAACGATCTCGAAGTCAACTTCGTGAACCCGGATCTCGACTGGCAGAAGGATATGCGGCCGGCTCAAGATCCGGACCACATCGCACTCAACGGGCACATCCCCTCAACGTTCGAAGCGATCGGCTGCACCGACGAGCATGAAGCGCTCCGACGCGCGTACTACCGCCTGATCACGGCAACGACCGAGTGCGCGACCGTGAGCTTCATCGTAGCGCGCCTCGGAGCTATCGTAGATCCGTACAGGCCGATCTACGTCGCGGACCCGACATCCGGCTTCTCGATGCCCGGTCGAGTCAAGTCGATCTTCAATGGTGTGATCTTCCTCCGTGATCCGATTTACTTCACGAACGTCCAGAACTACACGCTGAAGCTGCAAACTCGTATTGGCCTAGTTCCTCTCGTGGTTCGTCCCGCAGCTATCGGTGCGATCTATCAGTTGACGATCGTCTCAGGCATCGTGCCGCCGAACGCGGTCCCCGACCGCACGGTCTTCACCATTGAGGACAACGGCAGCTTCGGCATCGCGAAGCCGTTCAGGGCAGTCGCTGTCGAGCCGGTAGACAACAACCCGAACTCGTTCAAGATCACAGCGATCGAGATCAACGTCAACAAACAGTGGGCGGCGGATAACTGCGTGCCGATCGGCAGCGTCCCCTACTCGTTCAAGAACCCGTTGATTCCCCCACCGCCGACGAACATGGTGCTGGCCTCCGGCACCAACGAGATGATCATCGGTCAGGACGGGTCGATCATGGCTCGGATCTTCGCATCCTGGGACGCACCGGGCAGCGCGCTGATCGACCACTACGATGTGGCGTGGAAGCCGTCGAACCAGTCGACCTGGACCTACACGACCAGCTCGGGCGAGAGCATCTTCCTCGCGCCATGTGTCACGCGTCAGCTCTACGACATCACAGTCTGGGCTGTGAATGCCTTCGGCAACCGCAGCGCGCAGCTGTCGGTGTGGGGCTATAAGTGCGTCGGCAAGGACGACCCACCCAGCAACGTCGAGAACTTCACGATCCAGCGCCGACAGAACGACGTTCTGCTGAAGTGGGATGCAATCAAGGATCTGGACCGTGCTGGTTACGAGATCCGCCTCGGCACGAGTTGGGATACCGCGACCGTCCTGGTGACCGACTACCAGGCGACGCAGTTCGCATGGACCACCGACACGGGCGGCGTCTACACGTTCCTGATCCGCGCGATCGACAGCAGCGGCAACCAGTCGCAGCTGGCCACCAAGCAGCAGATCAACCTGCAAGGCCCATCACCTGTGAAGGGCGTCATCGCCATCCAGTCGGGCAACCGCATCGAGTTCCGCTGGACGCCGAACCCCGAAAACAACATCCTCCAGTACGAGATCCGTGAGGGCGACACTTGGGCCACGGCGGTGTTCGTTGCCCAGACGAAGGCAACCACGTTCGGCCTCACAGCGGGCGCGGCCGGCACGCGCAAGTTCTGGATCAAGGCAATCGGCTCACCGGGCATCTACTCGGATAAGGCGACGTTCGTCACGACCGATGTCGCGCAGAGCGACAGTACGAACATCATCTACACGAGCGACGAGCTGGCCAACGGCTTCCAGGGCACGCGCTACAACATGATCCCGTACGGCAACACGCTGCGGATGGATGATGGAAAGGCGAAGGCCGAATACATCTTCAGCGTGAACCTGCCGACCGACTTCCGCGCGCAGAACACGCTGTTCGTCGGCCTCGACGCGATCGTGGACTTCTCAACCAAGTGGTCTGAAGGCACGTACGCGTGGAACGACCCGAAAGCGCAAGCACCGTGGGCGGCACAGGGCGACATCTCGTCGATCAACTACCTGGCCGAGATCTCGATGCTTCGCACGCTGAGCACCGACATGCTCTACGCGTGGAAGCTCGACAACGACCTGACCTTCGCCGGCCCCGGCGAGGACGGCGAAGTCATGGAGCAGCAGAACGTCAGCTACAAACCTGGCAAGTTCGGCTCGGGCCTGTTTGTCCAGACGCCCCCGCTTCAACCGACTCCGACGCGCGTCACGTTCAGCACGAACATCCCGAACAACTTCAGCACGCGTCAGTGGATCGTGCCGATGGACTTGCTCGACGACACCTGGTTCAGCTGCTGTGGCCGCAACGGGCGCCAGATCACTGTCGGCTACGAGGCATCGATCCAGAGCGTCTACGCGATCGATGATCAGGGCGCAAAGATCTCGATCCCCATCGGGCTTGAAGTCGGCGAGCGCTACTTCATCGCACTGTCGCAGGACACGACCACGCGCACTCTGTTCGTCGGCAAGGAAGACGGCTCGACGTACAGCGGCATGATCAAGGTCGGCGGCATCGGCGCAACCATCAACTACGCACTCTACTGACATGGCACACGTAATCTCTGACATTGGCGTGTCGACCACGGTATTGAGCGCCGATGACTTCTACGACGAACTGATGTCGGACGCCCCGATTGGCTACGCGCCTTTTCAACCGTTCGTGCAGGGGGACTATGACTATCAGTCGGCGTTGTTCCGGATCTCGATGCACTCGGAGAACGGCGACCGGGGGGTCATCAACAAGCTGAACGTCACGGTGGACGTGCCCGACATGTTCGACCGTGGCGACCAGATCATCTCCGACACGACCGCGCCCACGCGCATCCACTTCGCCCGGCCGTTCCACATTCCACCTGTCGTCGTGGTTGCGGTGCAGAGCGCGAGCGACCCCTGCGTGGCCAAGCTGTACGGCAGTCCTACCCGTCAATACTTCGACATGATTCTTGAGCGCATATCCGACAAGGCGATCATCGACGGCGCAGCAACATGGGCAGCGCACGCCTACTGAAACTCCTTTGGCGCACTGGCCTGCGTCGTTAAAATTCGGATAGCGAAAGGACACCACCACGATGCAAGCATATCAACAGATACCAGACAGCCAGCGGATCTCCGATTCGCTCGCGCCGCTGCTGAACAACGACCTCACCGCGATCTCGCGCAACGCGGGTCAGGCCTACCCGACTGCCGGTCTCGTCGTCGGGATGCCCTTCTTCAACTCCACCGAGAAGAAGCTGTACCGGCTTGACAGCCTGTCGCCTATCACCTGGACGTTGGAGATCGACTTCAACCGCGCCTTCGCCTATGCGGACGATGTGGCCGCGGCGGTCGCCAACGCCAACGGGCGCGTGTCGAAGGCCGGCGACATCATGACTGGCTACCTGACGCTCTACGGCGACCCGACGCAAGCCCTGCACGCGGCCTCGAAGCGTTACGTGGACGCGCAGCGCGACGCCGCGATCGCGATCGCTAATCAGGCGGTGCAGCGCGGCGGTTCGACGATGATCGGCCCGCTGCTGCTGGCCAGCGACCCGACGCAGCCCGCGCAGGCCTCGACGAAGAACTACACCGACTACCTCTACAACGCGCTGAACAACGCGAAGCTGAATCGCAGCGGGGACACGCTCAACGAGGTCTACAACAACGGCTGGTATCGCTCTAACGGCGCAGTGGGCTGGTACAACCAGACGTTTGGCGGTGGCATCCATATGCAGGACGGCTCGTACGTGCGCGTCTACGGTGGCAAGGGCTTCCAGACCGACACGCACACGCTGGAGCAAGGCACGGGCGGTATCTGGACTGCACGCTACGGCTGGCTGGAGAATTACTTCGCGCGGGCGGATTCGAACGGCGCTCTGACCTCGGTCGGCACGGTGAACAGCAGCAACCTGCCGTATGTGCAGGCCGACCAGTTCTACCTTCAGCAGAGCGGCCGGCAAGTGCAGCTCGTGCGCGTCTTCGCGAACTGCAACTGCAACTGCGCCTGCACATGCTTCCCAGCTGGCACGCGCATCCTGATGGCTGATCGCTCGTGGAAGAACGTCGAGGACATCGTCGTCGGAGACGTGCTCATGACGCCGCTCGGACCCGAAGTCGTGCTCGATGTCGAGACGCCGATCCTCGGCGACCGCCGCATGATCGGCTTCGACGACCTGTCGCTGTTGTGGACCGACGACCACGGCTTCTGGACGCGCCGCGACGGCAAGCAAGCCTTCGGTGTGTACGACAAGCAGTCGTGGCTGCGAGGCGTGGAGATGGGCGTGGTCAAGGGTCTGCCGAACAACGATGATGTGCGGCTTCTGGACGACCGTCACGACGAGTTCGCACACATGGACGGCTGGGTTCAACGCAACACCGTGGTCGCGAGCAGCCGTCAGTTCCCGCCCGAGACGAAGGTCTATCTGCCGATCGTCGGCGGTTGCCACATGATCATCGCTGAGGGTTACGTGGTCTCTGCTGGCGCGAACGGCTTCGACTTCGACTACGACACATTCAACTGGGAAGGTCTGAAAGATGCTGCTGCATAAGTCCCTTATCCCGCTCGACCTGGACGAGAAACAGCTGGCCGCGATCGGCCCGATCGCTACGGTGATAGCGACGCCCACCGGCTTCGTGATCAGCTCCAAGGAGCGCTCGCTCTACTGGCAGTTCGATCTGACCAAGGTCGAGTTCGGCCTCGATGTCCTGCACCTGGTGAAGAACCGGGCTGGTCAGTATGTGCCCGTCTGGGGCAGCGATCTGCACGAGTCGAAAGACAGCTGGTCAAGCTGCATGTTCCGCAAGAACATCGACTCGTTCCAACCCCTGTGCGTCATCGGGGTGTCAGCGGACAAAAAGAGCTTCACCGCAGTCTTCTTCATCAGCACGCAGGAGCCGAACAACCTGGACACTCAGGAAGACAAGTCTGCGGATTCTGGTGACATGCTGCTCAAACGCGTCATGCCCGAGCTGGCTCCGACGATCGACCGCTGGCATGCGAAGCACAAGCTGCTGAAAGACACGAAGACCAACGACTCGCTCGCCGCGCTCGAAGCCCAGGTGGATCTGCTGACGCAGTGGGTAGCCGCGCTGATCCCCGACGAGTACCGCGAAAAACTCCTTGACGCTGGCGTGCTGAAACTGAAGGATACCGGGGTAGTTGTCGCTGATGTAATTGCGTTCAAAAACGCACTACGTGAGCGGCAAAAAACCTATCTCACCACCACAGCCCCATGACTTCGTTCGTTCTGAAAGCGCTCGACGCCCGCGGCGTCGAGCGTAGTTTTTTGTACAACAACATGTCGAGTCAGCTGACCGACGCGAGCACTGGCCGCTCGCTCGTCAGCAAGACCGGCGACCACCCATATGTTCCTGCCAAGCCACCGGGCGGCAAGGACGCGCTGATCCGCACGCTGAAGATCCAGCTCGGGCTGTCGTGCAACTACAGCTGCGAATACTGCTCGCAGCGCTTCGTGCCGCACGCGGACGCCACCGGCCCCTACTCCGTCGATCACTTCATGTCGCGCCTCACCTGGTCCGTCACGCTGGCCGATGACGCCACGGTTGAAATATGGGGCGGGGAGCCGTTGGTGTACTGGAAGACGCTGGTCCCGCTGGTCGATTCGCTGCGGATGCGCTACCCGGCGCTGACGCTGAAGATGATCACGAACGGCTCGCTGCTCGACGCCAACAAGGTCAGCTGGCTGGTCACGAACGGCTTCCACATCGGCCTCTCGCACGATGGCCCCGGCCAGAAGGTGCGTGGCCCCGATCCGCTCGACGACCCGCAGACGCGGGAGGCGATCCTGTCGCTGTATCGCCGGCTCGCGCCGCTCGGGCGCATGTCGTTCAACACGATGCTGCATAAGGACAACCGATCGCGCGCCGCAGCGCAGGAGTTCTTCATCAAGCTGACCGGCGACGAGAACGTGCCCATCGGTGAGGGCATGCTGATCGATGCCTACGACGAGGGCGGCAAGGGCATGTCGATGCTCGACCTTCACGCGCACATCGACTATCGCAAGCAGACGTTCGACGAGCTGCGCACCGGCCGCGCCGTGAACTTCACGAGCGTCACCGAGAAGATCCATGACTTCGCGCGCTCGCTTCAGACGAGCCGCCCCGGCCTGTCGGTCGGACAGAAGTGCGGCTCTGATCGCAGCGACGTGGTCACCACCACGCTCAACGGCGACGTGCTGACGTGCCAGAACGTGTCGGCTGTCTCTGTGGCGCCCAACGGCAAGCCGCACCGCGCCGGATCGATCGAGAGCATCGACGCGGTGAAACTCGAGTCGTCGCGCCACTGGTCGACACGCTCGAACTGTTCGAGCTGCCCGGTCGTGCAGCTGTGCAAAGGCTCCTGCATGTTCCTGGAGGACGACCTCTGGGACGTGACGTGCGAGAGCGCCTACAGCGACAACGTGGTGTTCCTGGCCACCGCCCTGTTCGAGCTGACCGGCTGCACGCTGAAGACCATCGAGCCGATGACGGGACACTTGCCAGAGCACCGCCGCAACGTCTTCGGCCCCATCACCACCAAGCGGACCACCACCCGCAACCCTATCTGGATCAAACCGCAATGAACGACACCCCTCAAGCCCTCGACCCGCAACCGCTGATCGACGCACTGACGCGTCAGCGCAACGAACAGAGCGACCGCGTGGCGCACGCAGAGGCCGCGCTCTTCTCGACGCAGGCCGCGCTTCAACAGACGCTGGCCGCGCAAGCGAAGACCCAGTCGATGCTCGACGACACGCTGGTCGCCATGACGCAGCAACAGAATCTGTACGGGCTAGACAAGGAAGAACACGAGCGCGTGGTCAAGGCTCTGAACGAGACGATCGTGAGCCAGCAACGCCGGCTCGATGCGATGCCGGTCGAAGTACCCGCCGACGCGTACGCCGCAGTGGAAGCACTGCCCGCGTAACTGCCCCTGGTGCAAAGTAGTTCATAAGGGAACCTAATAGGTTCCCTTTTCGTTTGCTGTGCGAAGAAACTCTTTGTGTTGGGTTTACGCGGCCAATAAAATTTCGGCACTCACCACCACCACAGAGTGCTTCAATGGCCATCACATCCGATCAGCTGCGGCAGATCTGGACACGCGCACCGTCAGCTCGCTGCGTGCAGTTCGCCCCGCTTCTGAACAACGCGATGTCACGTTTCGGCATCGACACACCTGAAGAGATCGTCGAATTCCTGGCTCAAGTCTCGCATGAGTCTGGCGAAGGCCAGTGGCTCAAGGAGCTGGCCAGCGGTCAAGCGTATGAAGGCCGCAAGGATCTCGGCAACACGCAACCTGGCTGGGGCGTCTTGTACAAGGGCCGTGGCTTGATCCAATGCACAGGCTATACGAACTATGTGCTCATGGGTCATCTGCTCGACCTCGACCTGATCAACCACCCGGAACTGCTCGAAGAGCCGGCGAACGCATGCCTGAGTGCCGCAGCCTTCTGGTGGAACCACCATCTCGACAACCTCGCGGCGAAGAAAGACTTCGTCGCAGTGACCAAGGTGATCAACGGCGGCACGAACGGTCTCGCAG